AAATCAACTTAAACGAGAACTTGAAAGAGTAGAAACAGAAGGATTTGGTGCTTTAAAACCTATTTATAATTTCTATGAAAATACTGTAACTAATATTCTTAATAAAACTTATGGTAAAGAAAATGTAAAGTTAATTACAGATGAATATGGTAACACTTGGAATGAGATTAATATAACCCCTAAAAGAGATTTAAGTCCTATATTACTAAGAAAAAAAGAATTAGGGCAAAGCACTAAATCTGATGAAAGTATTAAGTGGCTAAAAAATAAATTAGGATTAACAGATAAAGACATTTTAGTTACTAAAGGCTTAGTGGAGGGGGATGCTTTAGGACAATTTATGGAAGATGGTAAAATACTATTATCTGAGTTTTTTGATGATGCTACTGTTTACCATGAGGCTTTTCATAGAGTGTTTAACATGTACTTAAATCAAAGAGAAAAAGAAAGTTTATTTAAAGAATTAAGAAATACAGAAAACTTTGAAAAAAAGATAAACAGTTTTAGAAAAATCTATGGAGATAAATCTGAAACTCTTTTAATGGAAGAAATATTGGCAGAAGATTTTGCTGACTATATATTAAACGAAAAAACTGATAATTCATTTTTTAATAAGATATTGGAATTTATAAAAAAATTATTAGGATTAAATAAATCCCAGATAAAAGATTTATATAGTAAAATTAATGATGGAGATTTTAAAGGAACTCCTTTAATTAATGAGTATAAAGGAAGTCAAAAGAGATTACTTACTTTGGGGAATATGCAATTAAATCCTGAAGTACAAGTAGAATTACTATCTTCTGTAGACAGAATGTTTTTACAAAAAGTTTTCCTGGAAAATCCTTTTAACTTATTTTCTGATAATATAGATATTACGGGTACTTATGAAGGTATCTTAAAACAGTTAAGAGATTATTTTGCTGAGGAATATGGTAAAAATAAAGATAAAAAGTTTATTGACCTGTATAATGCAATAGCAGAAGATTTTAAAAAGGATAAAAACTTAATTGCCGCACATCAGGAAAGACTAAAAAACCATTATAAGATTTTAGTTAATCTGGATGAATTTAATGATGATATATTAAATGCTGTTTTAGATGAAGAAAATGTAAATAGTAGAAAAATACTGGATACTAAAGCTTCAATAGAATTTGATACTAAAACCACTATTCCCGAAGTAGTTAATATGCTTTTAGGAAGTCTGGTTAAAAAAGATAAAAAAGGTAAGGTAATATTTAATTCTTTAGGATTACCCCAACAAGCTGATACAATGCAATTAAGAAATGCATTAATTAATAATCTTTGGGGGTTAACTGATATTCAGGAAATGCAGGAAAGAATGGTGGATTTATCTGACAGGTATCCTGAATTTATGGATATTATAAATATTTTGGATGGAAATCAATTAGAATACAAATTTGATTTACAAAAAGAATATCTACAAAGACTAAGAAATAAATTTACACAATCTTTTGCAAAAACAAAGTATAATTTTCTATTACAGTTAATAGAAAAAGATTCTGTTATTAAACTGATAGATGCTAATTCTGACCAAGTTAAAGACAAAATTGAGCAAGAATGGACTAACAGTTTTATCAGAAAATATGAAAATTTTGATTCTAAAAATGCTATTATAGAATCTTTGGAAAGTATTAAAATAGATAAAAACAGTGTTCAGGAATCAGGTAAAATATTGGCTAATTCAATAGGTATTAAGTTTACCAATGATTCAGATTATGCTGAAAACTTTGATAGGATTCAGGCTGCTCATGCCGCAGTAATTAAAGGTCTAAAAAAAATTAAAGACTGGACAAAGATTTATAATAATGATACCTATAAAGTAGGATTGGGATTATTATCTAATGCAGAGAGTAGAAATAGGGATATAATGGATTTACAGATTGTAAATACTGAAGGTAAATCTGTATATGGTATATCCTTAAATACTTATCAGTCTTTAATGATAAATAAGATTAATAATGCCATAGAACAGTATCCTACAATAGACGGAGTGGTTAATCCTGAAAGAGAAACCTTTTTAAGGAAAGAATTACCGCATTTATTTAATGTATACACTAAAAACAGTATTTGGTTAAAAAGACTTTTAACAGAAAACAGTTTATTTGTAAATAGTCTTTTTGATGGTAGTAAGGAAAATAATGAAGGAGTACCTTTTCAAGATTTAAAAGAAACAGACTTAATAGCTACTTTCTTTAATACGCTGAAAGAAGGTCATAATTTAAGTTTAAAACATTCTGACCGTTCCATGTATCCTACATACAGTTTTGATAATAAAGTATTGTTTACTACTTCCAAAACAACAGAAGATGCAATAGAAGAAGCAATTCCTGTGTTTAAAGGTTATATAGAAGATATTAAAAACGGATTAAACATAAATGGAAGTTTTATGTATTATGAAAATAATAGTAAGACTCCTACAATTCTCGCAGGTATAATTAATGCAGAAGAGTTAAAAGACAATAATTTAAGTGATACTACAATAGAAAATAGAATCAGAAATTACTTAAAATCAGAAATAGCAGCAAATAAAAAGCTGTTTACTAAATGGAGACTTACTGAAAAATATGAGGGTAAAGAAATAGGTATTCCGGAAGAAGCTTTAAAAGAAACTTCTTATGGTTCTGTAGATAACTATATAGGAGTTAATACAATCAATATGATTGTTTCCCATATAGAAGAAACTAAATTGTTTATAGGGAATCCTGCTTTTTATGAAAATGTAAATGACTTTTTTAAAAGGTTAAATGTACAATCTTCAACAGGAGAAGTATTTATAGTCAATCAGGAAACTAACCAATATGTTGAAGAATTAAATAAACAGGATTTAATAACTATAGGAGAAGATACTTTTCAGTATTCTAAGTTTAATGAAACTACATCTACTGATGGTACTTTAACAGAGTTAGTATTAACCAATCCTAAATTTATATCTGCTGTCTTAGAAGACATAAAAGATATGATTCAGACTGGTATTAAAAATGATTTCCCTGATATATCAGAAAGTGAATTGAATAAGAAAACTGATTTGTATTTAGGAGCTTATAAGAAATATGATGAAAATGATGGTATTTCCTTAATGAATATTTTTGCATTGAGAGAGAGTATGGTTAGGGTAGGAGAATGGGATGAAAAGAACCAAAATGTATTTCAGGAAGAGTTAAAAGTACTAAAAGGAGAAAATGCTTATTTAATTCCTGAAACAATTAAAAGTAAAGAAGTAGCCAACTGGTTTAATAAAACATACAAACCTTTTGCACAACAGAAGTATCAGTATGTAGGGCCTAACTATGGTATGCCTAAAGCTGAGTATGAATTATTAAATGATGAACAAAGATTAGGAGCTGTGGCATTAAGAAAAACTTCTTATTTTGCATTAATCCCTTCTAATGTTAAGGGTACTTCATTAGAAACTTTAATGAAGTTCATGTTAAAAAATGGAGTGGATGTTGTTCACATGGCATCAGCCTCAAAAGTAGGTTCCAGAAAACAAAGACAATTTTTTGAAGAATCAGGAGATATTAATACTTTAGAAATAACTCCTGAAGAAAAGGGATATTTGGATTTTAAGTTTTTTAAGAAACAGGTAGAAATGTCTCCTAAAGAAAAGACTAAAATTGTAAGTTCTACACAGTCAAGAAAAAACTTGGTGGAAGGTATGTATAATAAGGGAGTTCCCAAAGATGTTAATCTTTCTAAAGAACAATGGGATTTATTAAGTACTGATGAAAAGGCCAAACAATCCAGAATTTATACATTGGTAGATAAATACCAAAGTCTACAAAGCCAATTGATATTAAGGGAAATAAACAGTTTCTTAGGCTCAATGAATGTTAAGGGAAGAGAACTTAGTGATGAGAGTTATGAAGCTTTTTCTAAAATACTGGAAGAAGCAGCAAATGAAAGAAATTCTCCTGACAATATTAAAGATGCGGTAAGTCAATGGGCAAATGATTTCTTTTATATAGAAACATTACCTAATTCTGAAAAAATACAAAACCTTCTAAACTCTTTAATAACCAATAAGATATTGGTTCAAAAAAGGTTTGGAACTGCTATGCCACAAGCTGCAGTAACAGGTTTCCAAAAACAACAGTTTAAAACTGAAAATGGTAAAATTTCTTTTGTAGGAAGTGATTATTTAAAATTCTATTCTGTTGAAAAAGACTCAGAAGGTAATGTTACAAAAGTAAATCCTGCTGAAATAATCATGCCTTTTCCTGTATCTTGGTTAAACAAAGCAGCAGGAATGGCTTTTAATGACCCTAACTACAAGGGAACTAGAAGTACTAATGATTTAGTGGATTATGTAAATAATTTAATTGAATCAGGTAAATTGACTTTTGATATGAAAGGACTTAGGATTCCTAATCAACAGTTGTCTTCTAATGATATATTCAGAATTAAAAAATTCAGTTATCCCCAATACCAACAATCTATTGTAGTACCTTCAGAGTTAGTAGCTAAAACAGGAGGGGACTTTGACATAGACAAAATTCAGCTTTATATGTACCATACCAATGGGCAATTTAAAGTTAAAGAACTTCTTACAGATTCTAATAGTACCATAGAAGAAAGAGTAGAAGAATTACTAAAAGACCCTAAATCAATTAATTATCTGTTTCCTAATGAAAAACCTAAAGATGTTTATAAATATTTTCAAGAGCTTAATAAAGTAATAGATATAAATAAGAAAGAAATAGAGAAAGTATTATCTTCAGATATAGAAGCTTTGATGATGATTCAAGTAAGAAATGATTTGAATTTTAAAATTAAAGATTTAAAATACACTAATTCTCAGAATTTAAGAGACTACTATTACAATTTATTAGGACTAATAAACAGTGAAATTTATTCTTTGGTAAAAACATATAATCTTGAGATTGATTTGTCTAAAGAAAGTATTTCTAAAATTAAAGATTTGGTAAAAGAAAGAATAGAAGATTTACCTATAGAGTTACAAAACAACACCCAAGCTTTAGAGAATGAACTGTTAAATTTAGAAAAACAATTAATACTTCATCCTTTACAGACTAAAACACTTTTAATGCCTGTAGCTGATGATGAGTTAAAAAGTATAGCTTCAGAATTAACTAAATCAGAAGACAGAAAAAGAACTTGGAATGATATACTTTCTTTACAGACTAAGATTAAAACCTACATAGATTTTGTTGGAGGTAAAGCAGGTGTGGGTCAATATGCCACATGGATTACACATTTACCCTTAGCAGAAATTAATGGGTTTAAAGTAAGTAAGTCTTTTTACAAAATGGTCAAAAATAAAGAAGGACAGGATGAATTAGTTGCCATATCCACTAAGTTACCATTTGAAGGGTTAGAAGATAACTATGAAATGGGAGGAATGTTTGATTTAAATAAAAATGAAATTGCTGCTAAATTATCAGAATTGCTTACTTCACAGGTAGATAATGTTAAAGACCCTTATGCAGTAGCTTTACAGATTGTAGCCCAGACTAATAATACCATAGCCTATTTAATACTCAGGGAAGTACCATTAAGAACTATCTTGAAATTTATTTCCAGTCCTGTTATTGTTGAGTATTTGGAAAAGCAGAGAATAAATGAGTCCCAGATAATTAAAGCTACGGGAAGAAAATCTAAATACAATCAGCAGGGTAAAGAACTTTCTAAGGATGAATTGGTTGAAGAAGCAGTATCTGTTAAAGGAAACAGAGAAACACTGTTAGATTTTTTAAATCTTCAGGAACAGGCTGTAGCTTATACTAAAGTTAAAAACTATTTGTCTCCTGACACCAAGTTCTTAAAAAATATGTCTGATGCCAGAGCTACTGTAATAGATTTAAAAGAAGAAGTTTATTTTGAAAACATTCTTTCCAAAGAATATATAAACAAAGCTGTTGGTTCAGGAAGTCTTTTAAATGGATTTTTTGAAGGTAGGGAATTGTATTACCACTTATATAAAAACTTATTTTTAACAGAGACTTCTGGAGTAAAAGATGTTTTTAATAATATGAGAAAGGCTTATATATCTTCTATTAGGGGAGCTGATGCTAAAAGTAAGGCTTCTTCTTTAATGACACAGGAGTTTGTAAACTATTTATTACAAAAATATTATCTGAAAGAGGGAGATTTTAACAGACTGATGGTAACTGATTCCATTCCTAAAAAAGTGTTATCTTTGAAAGATAAATATCCTGATAATTTGTTTTTAAAAGAAATGATGCCTATTATAGATTCCAGTACAAACACTGTAAATGGTAAAACATATAAGTTTTCTAACTTAAAATCTTATATGTTGAAAATGTTAACAGATGAAAATAATATACTTATAGAATCTTTAAGTGAATTAGCTGTTAAAGAGCCTCAGTTTGTAGAAGATTTAGTTAAGTTTAATATTGTTCAGGGAGGAACTAAATTAGGCCCTTATCAGTTAAATAAGTTAATGGCTTATAATTTAATGAAACCTGCATTAAATACTTTATTATTTGCACCTGTATCTGAAATAGATGTTTTAGAATTTTTCCCTAAATTTATAAGTGTGTACAGTTCAAATCTTCCAAGTAAGGGAATGGCTAAAAGTAGAAATTTACCTTTTTATAAAAGTCAGAAAAATGTGTATTATAATGGTAATATATTAAAACCTGTTGGGGAACCTTATAAATGGACTAATTATAAACATAATACGGGTACTTTGATGGAAGAACCTTTAGTAAATAATGATGTAACTCAACCTACTGTAGATATAGTAGAAGAAATATATTCTCAATTAGGTAATAAAACTCAATCTAAAAATATTATTTTACCAAAAGATGTTGACCCAGAAGCAAATAATGTAGGAATGGAATATACTACTGCTATTGATTTTTGGAGGAAAATAGTTCCAGAAGCAATGGCTTTGTTTAATAAATCAAAACCCTTAGTTGTAGCATTTAGAGGTAACTCTAAAAAAACTTTTTTAGAAAATTATAAAAGCGGCAGTCATACAGTAGGAAATCCTTTTAATTGGCAAAGTGAAAAAGGAGATAGAAAACAACAAGGTGTAACATCTACTAAAAAGTTTATTGAATGGATGATTACTGGTAATAATTTTGGTAATAAAGATGCTACAGAACAATACAGACAAGCTATTATTAATGATATTAAATCAGGCAAAATAAAAGGTAGTTCAATTCTTTATTATGAGGAAAAAAGTTATGCAACTCATGCTACAGCTTTAGATTACCTGATTAATGAGTATAATTGGAATACACAACAACCTACTGTAGATATAGTAGAAGAAGGTGTAAAAATTGTTTCAGAAGATTATGGAGTTGTTCAAGTTGAAACTAACCCTACTAAAAAACAGACTGAAGAATTTGTAGATTTAATTAAACCACAAATACAAGCGCAACTTTATAAAGAAAATAAAGGTAAATTTGCTAATGAAATGTTTCATTATGGATTAATGTGGAGTAGAAATAATCCTAAAGCTAATCCTGTTAAAATTCAAAAATTTGAAGGTATTAATAATAATTATTATAATTATCATGCCTTAGACCAAAATGGAAATTTATTACCTAATTTATCTGTATTACAGCCTATTATAGATGAAATACAAAAATCTTTAGGCTTAGATATGTCAGATTATGATAGTGTAATTGGTAATTTATACTTAGATAATCAATATGTATATCCTCATAAAGACACAACAGAGTCTAAAACAGCAAGAAATTATCCTGTAGTAGTTTACACAATAGGAAATGATACAGGATTAGGTATTGTAGATAATAATGAAGGTAAAATGACTTTTGCTAATCAATATGATAAACAATGGTTGCCAGAAAAAGATAAATTCAAAGGTTATACAAATGAATTAAAAACTAAAAATGGTAGTATTTACACATTTGGTTTAGATGGAAAAGGTAGATTTGAGCTTACTCATAGTACACCTATGAACAATAAAAAAATGAAAGATTTTCCACCAATTACATTACCTAATGGAAAAGTTGTTACAAAATATACAATAACTCTTACATTTAGAAGGGCGCAAGATTTAACTTCTAATGTCCCTAATTCACCTAAAAAATTACAATTTGAAAAAGGCCCTACTGTAGATAAAGCTCAAAGTAATGAATTGTTTGACCCAAGTTTACCTAAAGTAAATATTTATGCAGGAACAGGTGAAAATAAAGAATTGTCTAATTTAGCCAACAGACCTTTTACTTTACAAGGTGTAGAGTATGATAATGTAGAACAATATTTTCAATTACAAAAATTTCAAACAGCAGGAGTATTAGAATTTGATTATGATTCTAAAAATGCACAACAAATTTCTGATAAAATAAATGAAATAGCAGATAGAATTGCAAAAACTAAAAGCGGTTTTGAGGCTAAAAAATTAGGAGGAATAAGAATTGCAGGAACTACTTTAAATGAAGAGTTTTGGAATAAAATTAATAGTTCTGAAATGAAAAAAGCAATTAAGGCTTCTTTTGAGCAAAACCCTAAAGCTTTAGAAAAATTATTAGCTACAGGAAATGCTGAATTTACTCATATTCAAGAATCTGTAAAATCAAAATGGAGAACAGAATTTCCTAAACTTTTAATGGAAGTAAGACAAGAGCTAAGAAGCGATGTAAATACAAAAGCTCAAAATAATTTAGATATTAACAATAAATGTAAGTAATAATATGGGATGTGTATTAAAGACAAGTACTCTATATAAGGATATGGAGAGAATACATGGTAAGGAACATTCCATAGATGCTTATGCTATGGCTTATCATTTAGATGATTTAATGAATCTTGGGTTAATTACTACTCATAAATTAGTAGGATTAAGTAATGATAAACAAATATCTTATACCATACCTAAACCTGATGTAAGGGATATTGGTTTTGCAGGATATAAAAAAGATGCTTACCTTAAAAAGAAATTATTAGAAGAACTGGAGAGCAGATTAATGACTACAGTTTCTGTTAAAGAAATAGGTAAGGCTACAGTAGTTACTGTTAAACCTGATTTGGTGTTAGCTGATGATAAGTATGAGAAGATGGAACCTAATGAGGTTGTTCAGAATGTTCCTTTATCAGTATTTCAGGAAGATTATGATATTAGTGAACAGGCTTTAGAGGAAGAAGAATATGCAGAACCTAGATATTTAGCCACACAAAGAACAGATAATCAGATAAATAATAAACAGGAACTTAAAAAAGTAGGAGTTCAGTTATCACTATTTAATGATGATTTAAGTCCTGAACAATCTGAAATTTATCTTAACTTTGAAAAATATTATCCAAGCATGGATTATTTATCAGATAAAGAAAGAAAAGATTTTGTAAAACTGCTTTCTAAGGGAGCAATAGAAACTAAGTGTAAAATATGAGCTGTAATATAAATATAACTTATCAGGAGTTTAGGGAAAGAGCTTTGGATAAAGATTTAATCTTTCCTGTTTCTGACAGTAATACTGTTGAAGATATAGCAGGGTTTTTAAAAACTACTGATGAGTTTATAGAGTTAAAAGATTCTGAATATTATCTAAAGGGAGGAGATGTTAAATTGGCTAATAAAGACCAAAGGGTTTCCAGTCTTAGAAATAAAGTTTATAAAAAATTTAAACTAAATGATAAATATCTAGGAGAAAGTGATGTTCAAAGTAAAGGAGGTACTTTTGTACATGAGCTGTTATATACTGCCAATGTTGTATTAAAGGATGCTTATATGAATAATACTTCTATGGAAGAAGCTAAGAAAAAAGCTTTGGAAGAGATGAAAAAAGTAACAGGTTTTAAGTTAGCTCCCAAGATGTATGAAAAAGTATTTGCTATTTCAGAAGGATTATTCAAAGAAGTTATTAAAACCCAGAATAAAATAGACAGTACTAAAAAAGTAACCTTTTTATTTGAAAACAAAATATTTGACCCTACTTCAGATAAGTATAAATTAGGAACTGTTGACTTTTTAGCCATTTACTCAGATAAGTCTTTTGGACATTTTGATTATAAAACAGTTACTCCCGGAGGAACTCACTTAGTAAGAAAATCTGAAGGAGGTAAAATGATTAGCACTTTTGGCAAAGAACCAATAGAGGGTATTAAGTTTGAAGGTTATAGAATGCCTATGAACAGATATAGGGAAATACTTGCTAAAAACTATGGTTTGACTGTAGCCAGACAAGTTGAATTAATTCCTGTGGTTACTAATTACAAATGGGATTCAAACACTAAAAAATTTCAGGAAGAAATTACTTATATAGACTCTTTTTATACTGCAAAAGATGAAGATACTAAGGAAATTCTAAAATCCATTCCTACTTCATTTCAAAGTACCGGAAATAAAAAATTAGACTCAAGTATTAAAAGGCTTGAAAAAATTATTGAGAAATGGGAAAAAGAAAAACAGAAATATACTAAAACTTCAGTAGAGTATGAAAAGCTGACATTTAAAATAAAAAGAGTAAGAAAAAGTATAAATTCTCTACAAAACATATCTGATTTAGATGAGTATTTTTCTCAATTGAAACTATTGTTTAATACTGTATATAAAGATAATATAGATGTATTTAATCTAAAGGAAGCAGGTTCATTGTCTTCTGAAGAATTATATCACCTTATGCAGGAAATTGAAATTTATGAGTATGGAATTGTAGCTGTTAAAACAGAAATGTTAGAGGTCTTAAAAAAAGATTCTCCTGAAGAATTTGCAAAGTATAATGCCATATATGAAAAATATCATTCAGAATTAACTACATTAAGGGAAAAAACAAAAAAAGCTATTTCAGAAAAAAGTTTACAGATTAAAGCTGAAAGAGGCATTAAGGGTACTTCAACTTCAGATATAGGATTAACAGGTAAGTACTTTACAAGGTTGTCTGATTATGATAACTGGGTATTTAAAACTGCATCAAGTCTTATACAGGAAGCTATTTTTGAAAGAAATAAGCAGACTGATAATTTTAAAAAAGAACTGGATGATATTTTTATTGAGCTAAAGAAAAATAAAATAAGTTATAGTGAAGCCAATGAAGCTTTAATTAATAAAGAAACAGGAAATCTGATACAGCCTTATAAAAAAGAATTTTATAAAGACAAATCTTTTGAAAGTAAGGTAAAATACTATAAACCAAAAGATAATTGGGAAGATATATATTTTGAAAATAAGAAAAAACAGGAAAAGTATTTAAGGGAAATTGTAGAAACAGACAGAGGTATTCTTACGGATGAGCAGATAGAAGAAAACTTCCTTAAAAAAATGACTGCTTGGGAAAACAATAATTTGCTTTATATAAATGGTTCTGAAAATGAAAATGCTTGGACTGGAAGATATTCTTGGCAGTATTTAGAAGTAAATAAGGAAGCAGCTAAAAAAGCAGGGTTTGTTAATGAGCAGTATGAGAAAATACAATCTAACCCCTCTTTAAAAAAATACTACGATTTTCTCTTAGAAAAGAATAGAATGTTTAGGGAAATATTAGGAGTTGAGTGGGAAAGTGTGCCTGATTACTTTATTCCTTGGGTAAGAAAGTCAATGGCAGATACTATATATGATAAAACTATCAGTAAGGCTGATAAAGCTAATCTCTTAGGAGATGAAATATTATCAGGATTTCAAATAATGCAGGATGATACTTTCAATGGAGAAAGAGATGCTGATGGAAGACCATTAATGACTGTTCCTAAATGGTTTGTAGCTCCTTTAAGAGATGAGGAAGGTAATGTAAGTCCTTCCATGAAGTCTTTTGACATAGGTAAAACAATGGTATTGTTTGCTGATATGGTATACAATTACCAGAATATGACTAAGATAGAAGCTGATATTAATATTTTAAAATCAGTAATATTGTTGGAAGAACAGGAAATTAAAAAAGGCAATACCCCTATTTTGGGAAAAATGATGCAGACCTTAGAGAAAAAAATAAGTAAGGGGGATACTGTATATGAAGTATTGGATACTTTAACAAACAGTTTTTTATATGGAGTAAATACAGCCACTGATGATACTGTTATAACTGTAGGTAATAAAGAAGTGTCTGTTACTAAAACATTTAAATCTGCAAATAAGTTTTTCTCTGAATACACATTAGGACTAGACCCTAAAATAGCGTTAGCCAGTTTTGCAAGTCCTATGTTATTAATGCAACCGCATGCTCAAAAAGGATTAGCTTTTAACGCAAAACAAAATCAAACAGCTTACAAATTAATAGCTAAGGCAAAAGCTTCAAAACTATTTGACTCTTTAAGTAAGGATGCTAAAATGATTCCTTATATGATGGAATTTTTTCAAACCCATACAGATAGGAATATAAACATAGATGCAAGAAAGTACTCAGAATCTAAAACTAATAAATATTTAAATTCAGATATGCTTTTTAAGTGGATGAGAGATGGTGAAATAGCCATTGATACCCATTTGACAGTAGCTATGTCCATGAATTATGGATTCAATAAAGAAGGTACATTTTCCAGAATTAAAAACCCTGATAACACGGTAAGAGTAGGCTATGAAAACTATACTTCAATATTTGATATTCTAAAAGAAGATTTTGAAAAAGGGTCAGAGTTCTTTAAATCTTTACCAACTAAGGATTTAATGAAGTTTAGACAAGCTGTTATGGAGCAGTCTAAGAAGATTAAGGGTACAATGACTTATGATGATAAAGCTTATTTTCAAACCCAGTTAATTACTGAACTGTTAATGACTTTTAAAACTTGGATGCCGGGAGTAATTGGAGACAGGTTTGGAAAATTAAAATTTAATGAAAAGCTTGATGGTGCAGATTGGGGCAGATATTCTTCATTGGTAGGTAGTAATGCATATTTGGCAGGAGATACTTTATCAGGGTTTTTAAAAGAAGTGGTACTTCCTTCAATAGCTAAATTTACTGCAGAGACTCTTACTTTTGGATATTTATACAATACTGAAAAATGGAAACCTTTAAATGAAAAAAGATTAAAAGCTATTTATAATAAAAAATTAGAAACTTCAAAAGATACTTTTATCAGAAAAGATGAAGATGGAGAAACTGTTTTAATATCTTTTGAAGATTTTAAGCAAATTGTTATTCAAAATCAAAAAGCAACCCAGTCTGAATTAAGGTATTTATTGGGTATAGTTTTAGTATTAATGTCTATGTCTTTAATCACGGGAGATGATGATGAGCCTATGTATAAAAACAGTTGGGAAGGAAGAACTGCTTACAGGATTATTTCTAGGGTATATACAGAATTAGCATTTCTATATTCTCCTGAAGAATATTTAAGATTATTAGGTTCATCCATTCCATTAATAGGATTACTTAAAGATATATATGCTTTGTTAGAAAATACTGTAGATGAAACAAGGGATTTATTAGTGGGAGAAAATAATAAAAGAGACCAGTCCCCAATAGGATACAGAAGTCTAAAAATGGTAAAAGGTATGAATGCCTTAATTAAATTAGCAGAATTATTTCCTAATGATGTTAAAAAAGACAGATAGAGGTCAAAAAGGGGGAGCATATTACTCCCCCTTAATTTTTACCCTAATCCCTTTTTAACTACTTCATTTAACATACGATTATAATCAATTTGAATACCTGCCTGTATATCTGATAATTCTAAATGGGAATCATAATACACATAGGATTTCCAAACAATTACATCCTTTTTATAAATAAAGATTTTAAATTGTTTATAGTCTTCATTATAAGGTAATAACTCTTCCTCATAATAATAACCTAAATTTGTAATCAATTCTTTAATTTGGTCTGTAGAAATCATTATTCAAGTGTTTTTCTTTCAGCTTCTAAGTCTCTTTCCAATGCTTTTTCTTCAGAAAATTTTTCAGGAAATCTCACTTTTAATTTATTTATATTTCTCTCATAAGCCTCTTCAGGATTAATTCCAAAGTATTTCATTATCTGTTCCCATAAATAGATATGACTTATTATGAATACCCATCTTAAATTAAAAGGGTCTTCTCCCGATGCAACTTTTACCTGCATATTTAAAAATGCCAAGCAAGACCTATATAAAACATTTATATTGTGGGCTTCTGAAATATAAGAAGTCTCACTTTCTAAAAATGCAAATAAATGAGTTTCCATCATTTTTAAATCTGACTCTTGTACAATATTAAAATCTGCAACAGTAAATTCAGGTTTACAAAATCTTAAACTATTGAATAAATACCAACAAACATCACCAAATTCTTCAATTAAATTAGGTCTGTCTATTTCTTTTTTATATGCTAATTCTTTTTTATAAATATCTATTAACTCTCCTATTTCAGTGAAAACTCCTGAAAACATGTGAGCCATATTTTTCTCATGGCTTCCTAAATCAGGACAAGTTCTGTTGCATTGTTCAAAATATTCTTCTCTAGTCATTATACATCTTTTTTATTTCTGAAATAATTTCATCTACAGATGTTTTATCTATTGTTAATAGAATTATATCTTGCCTAATTTTAGTTAAAGAAAGTCTGTTTGCTTTCTTATCTTTAATTTTAGTTATAATACTACTTTCACGAAAAACAGCTGGAACAGGAAGTCCGAAGTGAACTTTTCCTTTTAACATTTGATTTAACTCTTGGGTGGCTTTTTCATGGGCTACTCCTGCTTTTACATATTTATTATAAACAGCTATTTCTGATTTAGTTAAATATGCAGAAAGATTTTTAGAATCTTCAGATTTTTTCTCAATCAGCTCATTGAATATTTTTGAAGCCAGTGCTTCTATCTGAGCATTATTTAGTTTCATATTTTTATTTTTAATTGTTTTCTATTAACCATTAATTCATTTGTAAATGTTTCCTGTTCTAAATATGGAGGGTCATATAATTCACATTCATTAGGAATTTTACAACCTAACTTTTTTTCCATTTCTTCTTTTAACAATTTAGATTTATACAATATTCTATGAATTTTACCATCTTTTGGTTGAGAAGTAAAATCTAATAAATGTTGTTTATACTTTTCAGGCAAGCAGGAATATTTACCTTCTAAAAATAAATAATAGATATCTTTGTAATAATCAGGTATTTTAAATACCATCATTTCACTGGTAGTATCACAGGAATACACATTAATACATTGAAAATCTTTAAATTTTACTTTTAAGATTTCTTCATATTTATCAAAAGTTACTTTATTATAAATCCAATTATACCTTACGTTTAATGTAAAATCTTCAGATTTGTATAAGTCTGTATCTATTTTTAAATATGTATTGTTAAATAGCCCCGTATTCCATAGGACTTCTGTTGCATTACCCCCTTCTTTATATGTTAAGAGGGGTAATAAAAATAAGGAAGTTTTTGTTTTTTCACGATTAAACATTTAATTTAAATTTGCCTTCATTCACTGCACTCTCATAATACTCATCATATCCATTTTCCTCATAAAACTCCAACTCTTTTAGCAGCCTTTTTACACTTTTATATTCTTTGTTTTTCACAGTTATAAAATCCTCATTACAATGGCAGTTTAACAAGAATAAAGGAAATTCCCATATAACAGGTATGTTGGGATATGTAGAAGATTCTACCACATATTCCATAGTAATTGTATAATCAGGAAATAATTTTTCAATAGCCAGTATGTATATAACTCCCTGTATATCATATCTCCAAGAATAAAACTCTGAATTAAACCCTAATACGGAAGTATAAGAAGTTTTAATGTCCCTGATTACAATAGTCTTTTTAGTATGGTTTATGTCTAAATTATCTATTTTACCCTTAGTTCTTTTGTTTAGAAACGGAATTTCCAAATCAAATTCATATTGCCAATGTCTTTCAATTTCTAAATCTTCTTCAAATAAAAACTTAGTGTATTTTCCCAATTTAAAAGAATTAGCTATGTTAGTAGCTTTACTAAACTCTTCAAAACTAAGAATTGTTTTACCTTGGGAATTAATCATAAATTCAAAGTACTCTTGTCCTTTTATTTTAAAGTTTTCTCTGAATTTTTCAATACTATCTCTTACTTTACCTCCATTTAGTGCCTGAACTTCCTGATAAGCCAATTCTTCAGCATTATCATTAGATTCCATTACTCCATACTTAATAAACAAAGCATCTACATACCATTCCATTTGCCCTGTAGGTTTTGAAACTGTAGATACTATAAAGTTATCATAGAAAGAATCAGGTGTGGTTAATAATACATCCACAGCATCTCCTAATGTTAAACTTTTAGTCTTTTTATCATCTTCTATTTTATCTATGTATTTTCTTTTAAAAGAAAATAATCCCTCATCCAGAGTTTTAAATCTGGAATAACTATAATATTCTAATCCCATAATTCCCGTTGTTTTTTATATAATTTCAATCTTTCTAATCTCTTTTCTTCAGGAACTGTAGATTTAAAATAAATAGTAGTAACTTTATCTAATTGATATCCTATCATTTTAGAAGTATCAGGACTTACAAAAGCAAGAGCTTTTTCCCTGTTTTCCTTATTAGTCTTAAATCCTATAAAATCTTCCTTAGTTCTTTTCTTTTTATTTTCCATTTGCATAATAAAATTTATCATCAATACTTATTTCCAATGTAGCGTAATTCCCGTTTTCATCTGGAGTTAAATATTCTTCTGTGTCATAATCATAGGAACTTTCTATTACATTAAAATTGTTACCTTTTTTATAAATTTCTACTGCTTCTTCTGCTGATTTAGCTTCTATATTTACGTAATCAGTAACCCATAAAGAAACTTTTCTTTTTACTTCTAATGTAAAAGGTTTTTTAAACTTACCCTCTTTCAATTCTTCCCAAAACTCAGAAAAAGCTAAGTCTTTTGTTCTGAAAAATATAGAACGGGCTGTTTTTAAATTTACTACCATTCCCTTGGTTTCATCGTAAGAAATTATATCTCCCTTTTTCAAAGATTCATTTAACCCCGGATATTCTTTTTTTAATTTATAGTGCTTAACCATTGTTCTATAGTTTTAATTTCCCATTTAATTTTTCTATTTTTTCCTGTTTTAGTTTTTAAATATTCTTTTGGAGTAAAAGTATTTTCAAATACTGTTTCAGGAATAAATAAATTTACTAAAATCTGATACTTTTCATAAACCCATTTTTGATTAATTTTAAACAATCTTGTCATGTTATTTTGGTCAAATTTGGGCTTGGATTCAATTAATGAAATACCATCTTTTATGTAAAAAAAGTCTAATGGTTTTATCCATTTTACTTCAAATTCAGGGGTATAAATGTGTTCTCTTAAAATAGTTTTACTTAATGTTTTAGTTTTAGTCTTTAAGACTTTTTCATATTGTTGTAAAACAGGTTCTGACAATTTAATTGATTCAGCCCTATTGATACTTTCAATAAATCCTTTTTCTTTTAATTCCCATAACCACATTAAAGTAAAAATCTCTTCTTCAGAATCACATATTATACCCCTGTATTCAAGTGTCTGTTTAACCTTCTTCATCAGAATAGTAAATCGTGATTAGGAATAGTTACAGTAATTCCTTCTGCAGGCCCATTTATTAATCCTGAATTATCTGTAAAAACTTCGGTAAATTGAGATTCTAAATTAGGCTGTTCCACTATTACTGGCTCTCTTAAAGATTCTAATACTTCATCTTCAGTTGTAGTTAATACTAATCCATTTTCCTCTGTATATTCCCACCCATCTTTAATTTCATAGTGATTAACAAATTTTGTTAAAAACTCTGATATTTCTTCTTTTTCCAAACAATACTTTAAAGGGTTTAACTCACTATTCAATAATAATTTAAAAAAATCATTAGTCAAAAAAGAACTATTAGGTTCTAGTTTTAAGATAATTTTTTTTAATTTATCAGGAATGGTGTTTTTAAATACAGGAATGCTATAATGACCATTAAAATCCATAATAGATAAAAAGTTTGAAATTACACGGTTTACTTTTATATGACCCCCTAAAAAATCAAAGTTTTCATCAAAAACACTATAATTTATAAAATAGTAGTATTTACCATTTATTTGCATTTTAAATCTTACTGCATCATTCCAATACTGTTTAGTTCTTTTGGTTAAAGAATTAACCTCTTCAAAATAAGCATTTCTATATCCACGTACATTGGAAAAAGGTGTGTCTGGCTTAAATAATTGATAATTTTCTCTTAATAACTGCATTGATAATTTTGTGTTCTTAAATCTTTAGAACATTTAAATGGTAAATAATCATCGTCCATTAAAATGTTGTTAAGATAATTGGTTATTAATTCAACTCCCTGTATTGCTGCTCCTGCTGCTGAATGACTGGACTGTTGGTAATTACATGCACCTACATTTCCCTGCTCATCACTAAACAACGTTTCTTTATATTTGGCTATGTTTTCTTGATTATTCTTTGTAATAGCATAAACTTCCCAATATTCTGCTGAAATTCTGGTATCTATAAATAATTTCTGATTTACGTCTGTTAAAAATTGTTCAAACATATATTTTCTGCCTGACATGCTATCTAATGTACATACTACAATTTCAGAAGAATAAAAAGTTTCTTCAACTCTGACTTGAGAAGTAAATATATTTGGAACATTTGTAAATTTAAAAAGCATATCTCTCGTTGCTACAGCTTTATTAGTTCCTATGGCAGATTGTGAAATTAACTGACTACCAAAATTATGACTCTCAAAAGAGTCAAAATCTACTAATTTTACATTATTTACACCTGCTCTTGCTAAGAAAAAGGCAAAAAATGTACCTGTAGCTCCTAATCCCACAATAGCTGCATTTTGTGTTTTCATTATGGGATACCAACTGGCTCCTTCAAATCTATTCTCCATTTGTTACTAAAATTGCTTGTAAATAATCTGCTACTTTATTATCAAACTCTTCATCTTTTAAATTTTCAGTTACTACATATTCCCAACATACATCATAGCTGATTCCCCAATCATCACATTTTTTCAATAAGAAATCAGCATATCCTTTAGGACTTAATGTAGGGTATTTATTAATTTCTGAAACAATTTGACTTAATCTTTTAAAATCCATTTCATAATCATCATCATCTTCTGCAAGTGAAGCAGGAGTTATTACTGGATTAGGCTTAGAACTTTGGACTCCATAAGTTGTTGGAGAGGGATATCTTTGTGATACGGGAGGATATTTCCAATCATCATTCCAATTAGATTGGTAAGAAGGAACTGTATAAGCCTGCATGGCCTTTAATTGTTCATCTGTTCCCAACATATATTCAGGCCAATGACAATCAACTTCTACATCTATAACTTCATAAGAGTTTTTAGTGTAAGTTTTAGCCTTTTTAACCTGTTTATTGTTAGGTGTTTTGAAATATGAATAACCATTCAATATTTCTTTTGATTCTACTGCTACTTTAGCAGTAAATTCTAGTTTATTATTTACCACCACAGATAAATAATATGGGTTAGACTGTGAAGCAAGTTTAACTTGTTCCATATCAGTTCCTGAGAATGAAGTAGACATGTTGTGGTGGGAATGCACTAGCCCTCTTGAAATATTATCTTCCAATAATCCTGCTTCATCCAACTTCATTATTAATTCAGGAGTTACTTTATAACCTACTTCTGCAGAAACTCCCTTAGCTACTAAGAAAATATCTACAGCTTCCATTACAAATTTATCAGGAAACTTACCTTTCGTTTTGTAACAAAACACTCCCATCCACTCTACAGAGTTTATTTGTGAGTTGATGTAGGTAATCTTGGAAAGTAATGGTTCTTTTATTATCAATTTCATTTTTATATCTTTTATATATTAACCTGTTCATAATTTCCAATCCTTCTTCAAGGTCTAAAATTATTTTTTTTATTTCTATTTTTGAATCTTTAACTACATAGTGTTCTACTACTTTCGGAATTATTGTTTTTTCTTTAAAAACAAATGCTTTACTGGTAAATTCTTTAATTACTCTTTTATAAGGTTGTGAATAGTCTACTTTTTTAAAATTTTCTATTTTAGCAATTTCTGTTATTTCTGAAATAAAGGGAACATTTTCTATATATCTTATTTTAGTAGGAACTCTATAAATTTTTAAATCATTAGAAGTTAAATCTAATTTTTTGTAAGCATTTGTTCTGCCTCCAGAATCATGTGACGAAACTTCCAAATATTTTTGAAAATGTAAATAAAAAGAATAAAAAGTATTTTCATCAAATTTACTCTCTAAAAGAGCATTTTTTAATATTGAATTCACACCACATTCACCCCAACAAAAATTTCCTCCATAATGTACAAATCCTGAATAATCATAACTATAGTCAGCTCCTCCTGTTTCAAACTCATTTACAATTTCCCTATGAAATCTTATTTGCTCAGGAACTAAGGAATAAGGAACTTCTACATAAGCACCTAATAAATAATAAGTATCTCCTGTTTTAGTTTCAGTATTTAGTATATCTCCAAAGTATATGGTAAATGTGTTTTCATTTAAGGAAATATTGTCTAAATTATCTCTTTCAATAATTTCTTCTAAAACTTTTTTAACTTCCATTGTCAATTAAATTAAAAGGGGATGGAATTACCCACCCCCTTTATTAATTTACTATTTACGTGTTAAACGTGGATTAAAGCTGTTTTGTGCAGCCATAATTTCTTTAAATTCAGAATCATCTGCATTTGATTGTGAAGCTTTTACCTTAACAGGAGCTACTTTTTTAGAACCCTGTAAAGCCCCTACCGTAGTATTGGTGGTTTTACCTTTAGAGCCTTTATAGTTTTCCAATAAATAGCGTAAATCAGCACTTGAAACTTGTGTGATATTACCATATTGTGAAAAATACTCTGCTGCTTTTGGAGAAGCTGCTTTAAATTCTTTAATTGCATCATACAATCCTGCACGGGAGTAAGAATCATAATCACCCTTTTTATTCCCTTTAGGGTCTTTTACTGTAGTAAATAAACGCAGTTCACCATCAGGAAGAATTGCATCTTCCGTAGCAAAAATAGCTTTAGATTTAAGTTCTGTCAATACTACTTTAGAAAGAGAAAATGATGTGTTCTCTTTTTCCATTAATAGGGCATTAAATTGTCCTACAGTTAAATTTTCAGGAGCTTCAATCTTAATAGGTGTTCCTGTGTCGTTTACAAACTTAATAGTTCTCATTTTTTATTTTTTTAATAAAATTAATAATTGTTTTTTCATCGGTTAATTTGCAATAGTCTGCAAAGTCTTTAAAGTTATAATCTTTAAAAAACAGTAAAGAAAATCCTCTTTTTTTATACTTGTTCATCATTTTTATACCTGCATAATCATAATCCATATTAAAATATATTTTATCAAATTTACTTTGTAAATATTCTAAAACAGGCTCATATAGAGGGGTACTTTCAGAATTTAAGGAAATAGAATTTATATCAAACCTGTGTAAACACATAACATCTTTTAAAGATTTAGTGATTACCAGTTCTTTTTGGGAATAATCCAATTGAAATAATCCTTGGATAAACCAAGAGTTTTTATCAACATTTCCTAAAAATCTATGTTCCTTTCTTAAAGGAAAATAAAGCTTTTCTCTGTATTCACCTTCTAAGTTACGGATTATATAATTGTAGCACGGGTCTCTGTCAGTATAATAATAATCATATTTTCCTATATGGGCTTCCCTACATTTATATACTTCATACTTATTCAATATTGAAGCATTTATTTTGTATTCTTCCCACCATTTAATGTTATACTCAGAAAGATTTTCTTTATATGTTTTAAAAATTTTTATTTCAGGAACAACTCTGTTATGAACTATTACTGCCCTAGTACTTTGATTTAAATTGAAATCCCTGTGTATTATTTCTAGGGCTTTATTATAGGTACAGTAATTTATCTTCATTACAAGTTGTATACAGTTGCCTGTAAACCATCCTGAATAGTCAGACATAACTAAGTTATCTCCAAACCATTTAAAAGTAACAGTAGGATGTCTATCCCCTCTGATAGGATTAGTTACTTTTTTAGTTAATGATACTTTTATGCCTAGATATTTTTCAAATATTTCTTCTTGTGTAAGATATTTGAATATGTCTTCTTTGGTTATTCTTTCTTCAAACTTCATACCCAAAGATAAGAAGTATTGTTAGAAAGGTAGGTCTGCTGTTTTTGGAGCTACTACAGATTCAGTAGGAGCAACATATTTCTTATATTCCAAAGAATTTTGCATATCTCCTGAATAGTTAGGACTACCATCTTCTTTATAAAGAGCTTTTTCCCATGAAGTCAGTCTGGTCATCCAACTGGGTTCAAAATAACGGTTAAATACCCTATGGTATCTTTTAACCCCATTTTCAGTCTCTGTAGAAGTTACTGACAACCCTATTTTAACCTGACGTGTATTACCTTCCTTAGTTTTATTATGGGTCTTAAAAGTAGAAATAACTTCTGTAAGATTTCCTTCAAAAATTGCTTCACGATTATCAAAGGCACAACTTCCCTTAACAGGGACTGCCAAATAACTCCTAAAGAAACTCATAAGTTCCACTTCTCCCACATAAGCTTCTCTCAATCCAATAGGATTAAACCAGATGTAGTTTTCTAAAATGTACTCTCTGCTTGGTGCATAAGTAGATTGCCCAAAATCATTCATAAATACTTTTTTATCTCCTGCTAAAGTATTACGAATTTCTTTTTTAAGATTAAATCTTACAGGCACAAAAACATCTTCATTTTTAAGCCATATTTCTACTACTCCCTGCTCATATACAGGTTCTTTTTTAGCATTTGGGTTAAATGCCTGTAACTCGGTAAGATTAGGGTTAATCAATACTGCTTCTAAGTTTGTTACTCCCGTATATAGGGAATATGCTCCTGATGAAGGATTGCTATCAAATTTCATATTATAGTGTTAATTTAGATATTGGATAAATTTCTAATGTCAATTGTTCTAGTTGTTTTTGAAGTTCTTGTCCCCAAGTTGCATTTTTCACAACACTATGGGCAAATTCCCTTGCCTGAAACAATGCTTTGAGTTTTTCTAACTTAGCTTGATGCTGAAATGTCTCTTTATTAAGGTTATGCACTTCTACTGCATGGGCTAACTGAAGTTTGTTAAATTCTAACTGTTCTTTTTGTAATTCTAATTCCTGTTGTTCCATAATTATTCCATTGTGTGTACTACATTGTGTGGTTCTTCTGCTTCTGCTACTGCTGCTACTAATAATAAATTAGAAGAGTCTGCTGTTTCTAGGCTAATTTCATCAGGATTTACAAATGTGTAATTTGAACTCCTTTTAATGTTCTTTTGTTGAATACCTCTTTCACGGATTAAGGATACAACATCCTCTCCATTAATGTGTACTCCACTTTCTTTTGTTAATTTCTCTGCAATTTGGTCTGCAGTAAAACCATCCCATTTTACCATGATTGCTAAATCACGGGTACTTACAATTACTTGTTTCATATTATTATTCATATACTGTTACTGTTTTTGTTACTGGTTTAACTTCTGATACACAATTCCATTCACCATAAAACTCTGTTCCATTATAAGATTGATAATATCCATTTATTTTTAAATATAAATCAAAATCTGGAAAATATTTAATGGAATACCAATCATCTCCTTGACCTTCTCCTCCATATTGTTCAACTTCTGTCCACTCAATACCTAATGCTTTTTTGTATAAATTTAGTGCAATATCATATTCATTAGGTAATTCGTTATACGCATCCCAAGAATAGCCATCTTTCCACTCACCTTTTTCATCTCTTGCTTCTTTCATCCATGCTGTTCTTGCTTTTTTGGCTTCCACAGCTTCAGGATAATCTTCAATTTTACAAGGCAAATCTTCGTAGGCAAACATTTCTACAGTAATATTATTATCCTGTAAAATTTTAATAATTTGTTCTTTATTCATATTATATATTTTTAAATTCTGTTTTAGTTACTTCTTTTGGAACTACAAATCTTACTGAAGTTGATTTAAAATCTCCGTAAGAATCTGATATATGACTAACCTTTATATATAAACTATCATTTATTTTAAAAATGTAGTCAGTTTGTCCATTATAACCTGACAATTCCATGTGGTCTTTAACTAACACTTTTTCAATAAGTTCATATTTTAATCCAGTTTTATAGTCTATTTGACCTTTGTCTAAATAATAAGGCTCAACATTTTCAAAATATTCTAAAATCTCATTTACTTCTTTTAAATCTAATTGCATAATTTTATTTGATAATTTAATTGTGGATTACTTAATTTTATGTAGTTTTCTATTGCAAATAATGCTATGTATTGAGGAAAATGTTTTATAATATTGTCTTTTAATTGTCTGTTAAAAGCTTTTTTCCAATATAATTCAGGATTATATCTCTCAAAAGCCATTACGGAAGTTTCTTCATAAACTACATTACATTTCTCATCGAAAGATAGATAATTCCACTTACTTTCATCTAGCTCAACATCACATCCTTCTTTTAGTATTTTCTTATATGTAGGGTAATCAACTAATTTTTCATGTAATAAATCATGCTCATTAACACTCTTATTTACAGCATTAGTAAAAAAATCATCTTTAGTAGCTCTTAAATCACTTCTATGAATTTTAGGTAAATATTTTGACCAAAAATCTCTAAAATCTGAAACTACCACAGGTAATATATATTCACCTTTATTTAATAAAAACTGAACATCCCACATGTGTTTTTCCCAATTTATATCCCAAAATAAATGAGATATTTTAAGATTTAATAAAATAAAAGGATTACAATATTCAGGATAATTTACTGGTAAATATTTAAAGATTATAGGGTTATACAGATATTCAATATTTTTATCATTTGATTTTATTTCAGTATCAACTGCATAATCCAAATCTTTAGGAACTCTTTTAAAATCAGGGTAATAATGTTTTAATGCCGTACTTCCTATAATTACTTTTTTCATATTTATTTTAAACTTGGAAAAATTTCTGACCAATAAGCTTGAAGATTTCCATCTACCATTTTACTGATTATAAACTCTTTACCTGACAAATAAGATAATCTTGAGCCTGTAGCTAAATCTTGTTCTGTAGTTTTAAAACTAAGTATGTTTTCATTAGAATCCTTATTTCTGTACATGTAGCCAATAGCATCACTATCAGAAGTAACAGTAGTTTTAAGTTTACCTGTAAGATTTATGTCTTTAGCATTTAAATCTTTACCTTCTTTATTAATAGAGGCAGTTTTAACATGCCCTACTAAAATAAAACATTTACCTACTAAAGGAGTAAACATTTTATAAATTTTATCAAAAGCCATTCTAAGCCAATCATATCCTCCTCCATTTGCTAATTCTGCTACTACATCAGTACCTTTAAAGGATTTACCCATATTAGTCTTTTTATACAATTCTGTAGCATATTCTCTTGCAATTGATTCTAATACGGTAGTAGTATCTATACAGATAAAATCATACACAGGTTTACCATTTTCCTTGTTTTTCTCAATAAGAGCAGTAGCTATTTGACCCAAAATGTTTAACATAGGTACTCCTTGCTCAATAGACATTCTTTTAACATTAATAGAAGCACACTCATAAAATTCTGCACTGTCTTCCAAATCTATGATAAGTGAATTTGGTAAAGCACTTATGAGCGAGGTTTTTCCCACTTTTGGATGGGCAAACATGAATAGTTTTCTTGGCTCCATAACTTTTGGAGCTGATTTTGTAATTGGTAATTCAATCATTTATTTTTATTGTTTATTAATTCATCTATTAAAGGAACTCCAATAGGATTATCCCAGTGTTCCGCAATCTCTTCAGGGGTTATAAAGCATCTTTCAAATATATTATTAGGCAAATAAAACCCAAATATTATTACACTAAATTCAGGTTTATAAAACTTAGATAATAATTTCCAACTCTTTAATCTTGATATTAAGTCAATTTTAGCTGATTTTCCGTATTTATTCTCTATTTCTTCTAAAGATAAATAAATAATATTACCTATTTCCATACTATAAATATACTAATTATCAGGGTTTTCTGCAAATTTTTCATCAATCCATTCATAAATATCTGCCATTCTTCTTATTAAAAGATTTTCAATTGTCCAAACTTCATTAGAATCATGTAGTTTTTGTAGTAGTTCCCAGAATTTTAAATCAAATCCTTGATATTGGTCTTTAAACATTTTGTTTTTATATTCTGCAAACAAAATATTAACATTATCCGTAGAGTCACCAACTTTGTTTAAAATAGATTCTTCCATGCATCTTCCTACAGCGCACATGTTTCCTCCTTTTGTTTTATAAACACACTCTAATGTTATGCTATCATATCCTCTTCTTGAAGGGTCTTCTTTATAATAATTTACTGTTTCTTCTAATAAATTATAATAATCTTTCTTTGTCCTTATCATTTAATTGCATATTTTTTGTTTATTTTATAAAGTATTAAATAGCCTAATAAATCTGAAATAGTATCATCATTTCCATGTTCAAATCCTTTAGCTATTCTACTTAATTTATCATCAATTCTAACTTTTAACTGTTCCATTGGGTCAGCTTTAGAAAAAATCCTTATTGGATTTAAAGCAGCATTTCCATAAGAACTGTTTTTAGAAATTAACATTTCTTCTGTTTCTGATAAAATCTCTTTTAAAGCCTCATCAAAAGATAATGTAGGCTTCATAATTAGTTGTTCTTCTTCAGGTAGTACCATTTTATTGTAATCATAATTTTTAATACTGAGTGTATAACGCAGGATTTTTTTGAAATTCTTCAGCTTTAGGTAATTCTACAAATCTGCCTGATTCAGGATGGGCAATAATACCTTTGGCAATATTGTCTCTGGATAACCTGTTTTTAATAATTTTAAGCATTAAAAACCTATCTTTAAAAACATCCAATTTATATCCTAAAGAACTATCTAATCCCATTTTATAAGGATTCATTAACCCTATTACTACATCTGCATCTGAATAAGGATTTGTAGAATCCCTATAATCAGATTGTTGGGGAGATAAATCTACTCCTTTAAATTTTTGTCTGTCTACTGCAGACATGCCAGAATTAAATTGTTGGAGAATAAAAGGACTAACAGAAAATATATTTCTCAAAAGTACAAGATACTCACTTAATTTATCCATATTCTGTTTAGTGTTAAATCCTCTTTCTTTTTTACTTAAATATAAATGGTCTATTGCGATTAATATAAGCCTGTTGTCTTTAGGAATATATCCTTTAATTCTTTTTTTAAGTTCTCCATTTTCATCAGTGTAATCAGAGTATATCAATTCTCCTTGAGTTTCACAGTATTTAAAAACTTCGTTATAAATACCTGTAGGATTTACAGGTTCAAATGTAAATTTTATTTGCTCAAATAATTTATCTACTTCAGGAATGAGAGTATCTACCATTTGTTGTTCATCAGCAGTTAATCTATTTTTACCCATTCCTTTAATAGATTCAGGCTTAATAATTACACCATAAGTCATATAAGCAAGTTGGGCTATCCAATTACATTTTTTAGATAATTCGTCAATCTCAAAAGAGTAATAAAATATATCTATTGGAATGTTTTTTTTATTTGCATCTGTAAGAGCATTTAAAATAATGTAATCTAAAATAGTTGTTTTATAACTTCCTGATGCTCCTCCAATTAAAGTATAACATTTTCTTTGAACCCCAAATATAAACTGATTAATATCATTAAACCCATTAGCTAACCCTTCGTATTTACCTTCAAGCCCTTCTTGAATCCTTTGTTTTAAACTCATATTGATTCAACCCTTTCTGTAATTTCTTCTTTCACACTATAAAATCTATCCCATTTTTCACCATTTATCCATGTAACCATTTCATGCATATATTCTAAAGAATTAGACTTTTTTCTTTCCCTTAATTCATTATCAAGGCATTTTAAAACTTCCTGATGTTTATTTTGGGAAATAACTTTAGCCTTATACTTTTTAAATAACTCTTGAAATTCCTTAGATTCTATTTTTACTGGTCTTAGCCTCCTACCACTATAAGTTTTTATAGGATAATTATTAAAGACTTCTAAAAATTGAGTTAAGGCTTTGTCTTCCTTAACTACAAATAAATCTATGGTTTTTTCCCTTAGTTCAAGGTTATCCCCAAACCTTACATATCTCTTTGTATTTAAACTTTCTAAGTATTGGGGATATGGCTCACAGGGAATTTTATGGAATAGACAATATAGAATAAAATATTCCAGAATAGTTAAATCTTCTGGAATGCTTTCTTCATTAATTGTTATCATTATTAATTAAATCATTAAGTTTAGATTTATAATTACGAATTATAAAATAATTTCCATTTAATAGTTTTCTTGAAGGATTAACATTTATATCAAATCCAAGTAAAATCCCTTTTTTAGATAAACTATGTGCTTTTTCTGCTAATGTTTGCTTTCTCATAATTTTTCAAATTCAGCCTCTGCTTCTTTAATTAGTGTATCTATAAAATCTTGTAATTTAAGTTTCGTTTCATCTAATAAAAAGCAGACAACTATATCTAATTTTCCAGCATGAAAACTAAAACAACTTTCTTGTGTAGAAGATTTAATAAAATCTTTCAGGTCTTTTAATCTTTTTATTTCGTGTTGTAAATCATTAGCTCTTTCTAAGACACTCTTCTCCATAACCAAATTGTATAAATTACATCAATAAATTGTTCATTTCCTTTCTCTGAATGAAACCAAGTTCCTGTTATATGTAGTCTTAACCCATAATCATCATAAGTAATTCTGGTCTTAGGCAACATATTAAAAATAAGTATTCCTAATATTATTTTCTCTATCATATTTTTATTATTAATTGTCCTCTTCTAAAAACTCTATTGCATCTTTTAAAGAATGGTAGTTTTTTGTAGAAATTACTATACTATCCCAATGACCATATCTGCATTTATACCCAAAAGCATATTTTAATCCTACCCAAAGTCTTTTAAAGAAGTTACGATGGGTAACTAAATGTATTTCCATTGATACTTCTCTATAATTATCTGAAAAATCTTTATCTTTATATATTAATATTTGATGTTCTGGGCTACTACAATCGCAAATAATTACAGAAGGTAAAAAATTATTTTTTTCTAAATTATTCATGTGTTTAATCTCCAATTTAATTCTGCATCCAATTCTAATACATCAGGTGCAAAATGATAATATAAATCTTCTTCAGTGATTTCTAATTCAAAATCTCCTTTTAATCTGTATGCTAATTTTTCATAAGTATCCCAAAAATCTCTCTCATATCTTTTTTTAATAATGTCTATGAACATTAATAGTTCATTATTCGATATGTTTTGGAGTGTTTTCTTGGATTGTGTTTCTAATTTCATCCCATTTAGAGTTTAATGTTACAAATTCTTCTAAGCTTAATGAAGCTATTTCTTCAATTACTGTATCTATAATATGGGTTAAATTAATAAAAGTCTGGGAATTTATATTATACATCTGAATAAGATTGTCTTTATGAGTTTTCTCTAAAGAAGCTATATATCTTTTAACTTCCATCTTTTCTTTATTTCTTAATATTTTCTCATTAAGACAATCATCTGCACTTTCCATTAAAATTTGGGAAAGTATAATATGTTTTAAAAGTTTTTTTCTTTGTTCTCCTAACATAATTCTAATTGTTTTTCTAAAAACCCAGACTTAATTTCACCTTCTATCTCTAAATTATAAAAATCTTCCCCGTAAGCCTTAAACTGACTTGTAATTATACCTTCTTTTCCTATTAATTGCGGAGCTGTGTCAACCATATAGGAATATTCACTTTCCTCTAATATAGGAAATGTTCCCGGTTTATAGTTTTTTTTAGGTATTAACACGGGAGAACCATAATTAACTATTTTTACTTTGCTTCCTGTTTTTAATATCATACATATTTAATTTTTTCTGTTTCAAATAAACTTAATGCTGATTTTAGCCAAACTTCTTCTTGTGTTCCTACAATATAGAATATATGGACGTAAGCCTTTTTATCAGGATTATTCATTTCCATAGCAGTAATCCTGTTTATTCTTTGGTACAGCTCTTCAGGATTGCTTGTAAAAGTGCAAATAACTGCTTTATTTAGCTTTTTAAAACTAATTCCTGCTCCTATCATGTCTAAGGTAGCTAAATGCTTTATATGACCTTCTTTAAAAGAATCTAATATAACTTTTTCCTTAGCTTTTGAATGGTATACTGAAATACCTAAAGAATCAGCAAATTTAGTTAAATGGGTAAAAAATATAATTCTTTCATTTGAATGAATGTTAATATATTCTTTTACTTTATCTAACCTGTTTACTGAAGAATGTAATATTCTCATTCTGGTTAAAGCAAGACTTTTCATCTTGTGATATTCCCTATTCAACTTACACTCTTCCAAAGCTTCAGTAACCCATTTATATTTACCTATTAAAGCTTTATCTAAATAAAGTTTTTCAACAGTTATTTCATAATCAGTTACAACTCCTTCTTTTATTGCTAAACTCTGTGGATATACAGCTATTTCCTTTAATCCTATCCAAGCTTCAATTTTTTGTAAAGTTTTATCTCCCAAAGAACCTGATAATCCTATTATGTTATTTTTCTTTTTTAGTTCAGCAATATAAGTTAATACTTTATCACTTTGAACTTCTTGTGGTTCATCCCAAATTACCCAATCATATTGGTTTAAGTATACTTTTTTTAATGAAGCAGTACTTATGAACTCAAAATTTGAAATATCAAAATTCCATTTTTCTGATTCTTCCAACCATGAATTTTTAATGGGTAATCTGGGATAAATAACCAATACTTTATCAGTAGTTTTTAGGAAATTAAAGACAGTCTTAATTTTGCCGAACCTCGCAGTTAAGTGTAACAATCCATTTTTTTGATTATAGGCTATTTCAGCAAATTCTTTTTGCCTGACTTCTCTTATCATTAATTTGTTATTAATAGAATCTCTTCTTGTTCTAAAATTTTCTCAAAAGTAATTTGTTTAAAATCAGAAAGTTCTGCAAAACTTTTAGCTTCATAATCATATTCTTCATACTCTTCTAATTCTAACCAATCACCATCTTCATCTGTATAACTATCTAAAACAGTAACTATTTCTCCTACTTTAGGAGCAGGAGTAATCATTCCTGTTTTTACACAAACATTATCAAACTTAATGCAAATCATTTTGTTCATATTCTTTCATTATTTTAATACATTGTTCAAATACAAATGCTTTATTAAAAGAAAATAATATTTCTTTTAACTTTTCTGATTGGTTTGTGTAATTATTCACTACTTCTACTAAATCCATTAAACAATTCCAATCTTCTAAATAAACATTATGGTAATTTTCTTTAGTTACCCAACTTTTTAAAGGTTCCCCATAGATATACCAATTGGCTAATTTGTAGTTTTCAAAATCCATAAATCAGTGTTTGTAATTTTTAAATATTTCTATCAATTCTACCCCATGTTTACTATTTTTAAAAAAGTACTTTACTTTAGCCGATATTATATCTTCAGGGAGTTGAACATTGTAATCAATTCCTTCAAAATTAATAACTTTATATTTTACATAAGGATTTAAAAACACATCTATTTTAGTAAAATCTTCGTTAAAACTCACACAAACATCTTTACCTGAGGTAATAACATTTGCTGTATTTTCTTTTTGACCAAAAGGTTTATACATAGGTATAACAATATCTAAATCTCCCGGTTTTTTATTAGGCAACAGTCCTAATAATATTAAAGCAGCAGACCCTCCTAATACAGCGTTATGCGATTCTTGATATTTTAAAAACTTTTTTAAAATTTCCCTTAAAAAGACAAGGTTTACTGGAATTTCTTCTAAAATTTCTATTTCAGAACAAACAGATTTGCCCTTTCCATGTATAATTTTTCCAGAAACTTTAACTTTATGTACTTTTACTGCTAAATCTGAAAACTTATAGTAATCATTTACACCGTAAAAATCTTTACAAAAATGATATCCTTTTGAACATACTCCTATTTCACCGTCAAATTGATAAATTTTCCCTGTTTCATAGGTCATATTTAAGCAGGTTAATTTACCATTAA